TTTGAAATGGACGATCAGCTTAATCTCCGGTTCTGAGTTCTCCCGAGCGACGTTTGCTTCTGTGAAGTCAGAGATAGTCAGCACCACCCCGGTTGCCTTCCAGACCCGATCTTCTGGGAAATCCTCAGAACTGAGGTACTTTCCGCCTGAATGTTTTTTGAGTAAAGACACGTTATTGCTCCTGTTTGAGTTCAATTCCGAGTTCGTCTGCCAAGCGCTCAATAGCCCCTGGTTGATGCTCCTTGCAAGCCGTCACAACTTCTGAGGCCGCTTCTTCGAGCCAGCTAAACCTCAGTTTGAGGGTTCGCTCGTCTTTTACAAGGTCAACGATCAGCCGCCGGAGGGAGTCACCCTCGCGGCGATGATAGCTTTCCTGCTCCTCGCGGTTGCTGAGCATCTGTTCCAGTTTGTCAATCTGTGCTGTGAGTTCTGATTTTGTTTCAGCTTTTGCCAAGGTCAATTCCTCCCTTATAGTTCGCCGCCCGGTAGAAGCGATCGAAGCTGAATAGCTTGTTCTGCGATTTGCAGACCGTTGCTATTGTGTAGATGAGTTCATCAACCAGGGCGATCCGGTTCTGGGTTGTGAGGTTGATGAGAGCCTGTTCGCGCTGAATCCGCAATGCGGCTGCGAGGACTATGAAATCCTTTCTGGACATGGTTTGTTTCTCCCGTGGTTTTGAGGTTAGTGAACCCGAAGGTTCGCGGATCAGTATACTCGCATCAAACCGGCTCAGCTAGCACCCTTATCCTAGGCTGGGGATGCTGAGGTAGGTTTCCCTGGTTGGGACGTTTCACGCTCCCGTGGTCGTCCCGGCCGGGTTTTGCCGCTCCCTGGTCCTCCCTGGGCGATCCAATCGGGTGACCCTTGCCCTTGCTATTGGCAAAACCAGCGCTTATGCTGTCCTTGCTAACTTAACCTCACTGATAATCCACGGGAGATATTATGGACGTTTACGTCAAAATCAAAACAGTCTACGGCAAGGAACTTGCCTACCCTGATTGTGTCGCTTCTGGAATGTTCTGCGCCATCGCAAGAACAGAAACCCTCACCCCTTACGTTCTCGACAAAATCAAACAGCTCGGCTACCGGGTGAATGTCCGGCATGAAAGCGCGTTGGCCGAAGCGCTTGCCGAAAAGCGGGTGATAGCATGACCATCGGTGTATTGCCTTGCGACGCTCCTGGGTGTGTCGGGACTGCTGAGTGGATCGACTATTGCGGCGCTCGGGTCTGCTGGAAATGTGACAAACACCACGGCCTGACCCGCTGCTATTGCGGCTGGTCCGAATCAGGCGGCGATGGTCGCGCAGAACTGGTGGACCTGGGCGAAACCATCGACCCCGAATCCGGTCACCTGATCGTAGAATCGCTGATATTTCTTGCGGCGGTCTACGTCCTGGTCCTGGTCGTGATTCGATATCTCTGAAAATAAGAAATGTCGCGTAACAGCCTTTGGGTCGCTTCGGCGGCCCTTTTTTATGGTAGTCTGAATCCAACCAGTGACCGGCCACATTGTCGGTTGGGGATTCAGTCCCAGTGAGCTATTGCGAACAAAGTAGCAGCAGACCAGCAGCAGATTGACTCGGAAATAATACGGGGATACTGCCAGCCCGTCCCGCCTAACCCGGCAACGGTATCGAAATTTGAACCACTCGTCAACGGGAGCAACCATGTCCAATCCAAGCGGCAAGAATGGCAGCAATCGGCTAAGATCGGCTGGTCAATCTGAACATCTCAAAGTCACAAGGCTGATTCAATTATGGCAGCGACCAAGATCCACTCCGGCGATATCAACGCCCGATCCCAGGACAAACTCAGGGCAAGTATTAAAGCGGCGCAGATAATCAAAGCGCTTTCCGATCACATACTTGCTGGGCTGAAAATGACCAACACCCAGGTCAGGGCAGCAGAGATACTACTGCGTAAGGTATCGCCAGACCTGCTTGCGACCGCGATCAGTGACAGCCGAGAGACTGGTCTGCCCTTGTTACAGATCGTGCGCTCACCGGCTGCTGGTGCAGTCTCAGCCCCGCCAGCCCAGCCCCACTCCAAGGTCAGCGACCAGCCCGAACCAGGGCCAGCCCCAGCCCCAGCAGTAGACAGCGCGGCGTAGCCAATCGGCCGGCAAACAATCGAGATCGAATGTTTACTTAATAGGTGTGACACACACGAAATATGGCTGATTTACAACCTGTTATTCGCTATGCTCCCGCACCGACGATTGACCGCTTTCAGCAGGATGATTTTTCGTTTGTAAAGGCATTGCGAGGTCCGGTCGGGTCAGGAAAGTCGGTTGGCTGCACGATTGAGTGTTTCACGCTGATGCAGGAGGCAAATACCAATACAAGGTCGGCTGTGATCCGAAATACCTTCCCACAGCTCCGACAGACCACTTTGAACACTTGGTTGGACTGGTTGCGGCCTTATGGCGAGTTTCGGTACTCAGATTTCACATGGAAGATGAAACATGGCGAATTTGAGCATGAAGTCATTTTCACGGCTTTGGATCGCCCAGGAGACATTGCAAAACTCTTATCGCTTGAATTAACTTGGGCATGGGTAAATGAAGCCAGAGAGATCGAATGGCCGATAATCGAGATGTTGACTACCCGCGTTGGTCGTTATCCGCCTCAGAGAGATGGCGGGCCAACTTGGTTCGGCATACTTATGGACACGAACTCGCCGGACGATATGAGCGCATGGTACGAAACTTTCGAGATCAAGAGGCCAGATGGCTGGACGCAGTACGTTCAACCGTCAGGGAGAGGTGAAGATGCTGAAAATGTCGAGAATCTCGTTCCCGGGTACTACGAGCGTATCGCTGACGGGAAAGATGCTGCGTGGGTCAAAGTTTACGTTGACGGTGAATACGGGTTCATCGTGGAAGGTAGGCCCGTTTACCCCCAATGGAAAGATCCTCTCCATGCGGTTGCCTGTCACAAAGACCCGAGTTTGCCTCTGCTGGTCGGTATCGACTTTGGACTCACACCGGCAGCTTGCTTTGTTCAACGGTCCATAACCGGCCAGTATCGGGTTATCGAGGAGTTGGTAACCACGGAAATGTCAGCGGTCGAGTTTGCTGACGAGCTTGGTAGGATACTCAGGAGTAAGTACAAAGATCATGAAGTGGAGATATACGGCGACCCTGCGGGGGAACAGCGGAGTCAGGTGGATAAGCGTACACCGTTTCAAATCCTCAAAGCAGCCTCGATCAACGCCCGCCCTGCTCCGACGAATGATCCTCGCTTGCGTGTGGAGGCTGTGGTCCGGAATCTTACCCGTCTCACAATGGCGGGCGATCCTGGGATTGTTGTTGATCCGCGGTGTCGCTATCTCCGGCGAGGCATGGCCGGGGGGTATAAGTTCCGTCGTATGCAGATTGTTGGTGAGGAGCGTTACGCTGAATTACCCGAGAAAAACATCTACTCCCATGTGTGTGAAGCTCTCCAATACGCGCTTTGTGGTGCAGGCGAGGTAAGATCGGTCATGGGACGCAAGAAAGGCAAGCCGCTTGATTACGCTGCAATGGACCGGAGGGTTGTGTAATGGCTGATATTGGACGAAGGCCGCCATATACCGATGAGGTACTGGCTGGCATGGTTGGCAACCAGATCACCCAATCGAAGGACTTTGCACAGGATTTTCTTGAAGAAAATAGACGCCAAGCATGGAAGTATTATCTCGGCCGTCGAGGTCGTGACGAGGATTTCAGCGCCACAACTAACCGTGAGGGTTATACACGCGAAGGTGGCTCAGAAGCAGTATCAGAGGATGTTGCAGACATGGTGGAGGCGCTTATGGCGACTCTCATGCCTGTGTTCGGTAACGATGTACCAGTCGAGTTCGAGCCAATCGGACCGGGCGACGAAGAAAATGCCTCCGCTGAGTCCGATGCGGTTGCCAATGTCCTGATCGAGCAAAATCAGGGCTGGGTGGTCCTGGCCGAAGCGATCAAGGACGCGCTGTTGCTCCGCAATGGCACGATCAAGGTCTGGATTGAGAGCAAGGTTGAGGTTGAGAGGCGCAGTTTCGAGGATATCAGCGACGATCAGTTAGCCGAGTTCCTTGCTGCTATCCCCGAAGGCATTGTTGCGACCGTCACCAGCCGGAAGAACGGCAACGCCCGACTCAAATTCACTAAAATCACAAAAATCCCACGGGTTAAGGCCATCCAGCAGGCGCATTTTCTTGTAGACCCGAATCACGACAACATTTTCATTCAGGATGCGTTTTTCATTGCCGAACGCAAGTTTACGAGCCGTAGCGAGTTGCTGACGGCGGGATTTAACAAAAAGAAGGTTCAGGAGCTTCCCTCCTTTACGCAGGACACCGATGTAGACTCGACCGCAAGCAATATCGAAGGCATCAGCGCAGAACTGACACGTCCGACCCACGATACCGATGTGATCGAGTGGTACGAGGCTTATATGCGCATTGACCTTACCGGCGACGGTGAGAGCCAGTTGATTAAGTTTGACTGGTCGAACAACACCCTTCTGAATAAGCAACCTGTCCCGTTTATCCCTTACGCAACCGGGACTGCCTGGCTTGTTCCACACAGATACTCGGGCCTTTCGGTTTATGACAAACTCCAACAGGTTACGGACATCAAGAGCCGCACTCTCCAACAGTATCTCGATAATTTAACCACAAATAATACTGCTCGCACGGCTGTCAACGAGAACACCGTCAACATTGACGATCTGCTTGCCGGCCGTAGCAATGCTGTGATCCGCAATGACGGACCTCCCGGCGATGATCTGATGCCATTCCCGACCAATGACACCGGGCAGAGTTCACAGTCATTGTTGAACTACATGGACAAAGTACGCGATCAGAGGGCGGGTGCGGCGCTCTCGCTACAACAGCCAGAGGAGCAACTGGTAAGGAGCAATATCAGCGCTGCGTCTGCTGACCGCCAAATGTCAGCCGGCGAGCAACAGGCCGCAATGGTGGCCCGTACCTTGGCTGAAACTCTCATACGTTCCACCTTCCTGCTTCTGCATGAGACTCTGCGCACACAATTCGATGAGGAGATAATGCTGAATCGGAGCGGTCAGTGGATTCCTGTCAGTCCTTCGCAATGGCCGCAGCGTTCGAGAGTCAACGTCAAGGTCGGGCTGTCACCTGCCGAGCGTAATCGCAAGGCCAACAGTCTGATGACCACCATCCAACTGATGCAGAGCGCCATACAGTTTGGCGGACAGGACATCATGGTGAACCTCAACGGTATCCACCGGGCGATCCTCGACTGGTCGAAATCGACTGACCTGGACAACGCGGAAAAGTATTGGCTTGACCCGGAGAGTGAAGCCAGTCAACAGGCACAGCAGGCCGCCGGCCAGAAGGAGCAGGAACAGTTCGACGCACAGATCGGTGCGGTGACGGCCGAGGCTCAGGCCGCGGCGATGAACAGCCAGAATGATTTTCAGATCGACCTGCAAAAGATCATATTCGATTATTTCGACGCCATACTGAAAGCCGAGGTAGAAGATGCCAAAATTATCGGGAGCGCCCTTACAGCAGCCCAACAAGCAGCAAATCAAGCAAGCGCGGGGAATACTGGAAACGGAGCGGGTGTGGGATCATCTGAGAGCTAAATACTACGCTGAGTGGCTTTCAGGCGATCCAGAGACTTGGACCGTCATTAAAATAAAGCTCGATATGGTATCGGACCTTCGGGAGCTATTGAGGAAGTTTGACAATGCCTGAACAACAAGCGCCTAATAAGGGCGAAGCAGTTGAGAAGATCAGCGCTTTACTTGCTGGGAAGCAAGAGTCCACCAGTGACCGGGAGGTCGCTCCAAGTGATGCTCAACCACCTGTTGAGCCAGAAGGGGATGAGGGTTCGGGAGAACCTGATTTGACCCCGACCAGCCTCGCAGAAACTCTCGGGTTGAAATCCGACGAGCTTTTCTCGCGTTTCAAGATTCCTGTCGATGATGGCGAACCGCTGACATTGGAGGAGTTCAAGGACAAGGGGAAGGAACTGCGGGGATTACAAGCGGCTCAGAGTGAGTTCGCTGAGCAGAAAGTGGCGCATGAGAATAGCGTCATGAAGCAACGCCAGATATTGCAGCGCGCACTTGGGAAAGTACCGCCGCAGTATCTCACCGAAGATGTGATCGCAGAAGTCCAGCAGGAGCAAGCGGCTTACGTCCAGGGTGAAATGAAAGCGTTGTTGGCTGTGCGCCCGGACCTCAAAGATCCGGCGAAGTGGCGTAGTACGCAGGAGGCGTTGATCCCACATCTGGCACCCTATGGTTTTTTGCCGGTCGAGATTGAGAACCTGCATGACCACAGGATGCGAAAGTATGTGATCGACAACGCCGAGCGCGAATTAAGGGTGAAGAAACTCAATGCTGACGGCATCGAAGTTGAAAAGGCCCCGAAATTACAAGCCCCTTCTCGCAGCCCTGCAAAGCCTGTACGACGAGCCACAGAACCAAAAGCAGCCAAAGGCCCCAAAACCCTTGCAGACAAGGCGGCCGAAGTAGCTGTTTTACTTGGAGCTAAATAATGGCAAGTGCAAACTTAGATGGCGCAGACCTCGCCGCAGTTGTTCTCGGAGGTTTAATCAACGAGGACGTTATGCAGCAGATATTCGATATCTCGGATATCCCGCTGCCCTTTACCGATATGATCGGTTCGGGTTCACACGACAACAGCTTCACCGAATGGACGATGGACCGGCTTGCCGATCCTGACCTGACCAATGCGGTTGTTGATGGTGACGACGCCGGAGCAGACGTATCGGCCACCGGCATCCGGGTTGCCAACCATTCGCAGATCAGTGAAAAGACTCTGCGTGTCTCGACCAGGGCGCAAGACAGTTCGACAATCGGTTTCGCTAATTCGCTTGCCTACCAAGTGATGATGCGTGGCAATGAAGCTCGCCGCGATGTGGAGGCGATCATGCTGTCTGTGCAAGCGTCTGTTGCTGACGATGGCGCACTCGTACCCGGCAAGAGTGCTGGACTCGGTGCGTGGATAGTTGGGACAGATATTTTCGGTAACGCAACCGGCTCTGCTGTTCGTGGCGCACTGGGCGCTGACGGTGGCTGGCTGGATACCGAGACTGATGGCCTGGTAGCGATCCCGACCACGGGTACAGATATCGCGTTGTCGGTGCTGGCTGTTCAGGACGTACTGCAATCGGTGTGGGAGCTTGGCGGCGATCCAACTATCCTGATGGCGCGTCCCGCTGTTATCCGCGGCTTGTCTACGTTCATGTTCACCAGCTCGGCACAGATCGCCACGCTGGAACGTGATACGGCGGGCATCGACTCGGCAGCAGCGGCGCTTATGTCAGTCAACGTGATGATTACCGACTTCGGCATTACCGTGAAGATGATCCCGAATCGGTTGCAGCAGGTAGCGTTCACGGATAGCGATAACCTGTACGTCATCACGCCCTCACAGGCGATGCAATCATTCCTGACGGGATGGCAGACTGCTCCGCTCGCAAGAACGGGTACGGCTGACAACCGACAGGTCAGTGCTGACTGGACGTTGAAGATCCTGAACTGGGAGGCATTTGGAGTTGTCGCAGATATCGACGCATCACTCCACGTCCTCGCCGTGCCTGCATGACGATATTCGGACCAGAGTTTGGTTCGAGCATGGTTGCTTAGTTCGGGAGAACTATCAGCCGTCACGCAAGGCGGTACTGGAAGGCATAAAGCAGCGGCGGAACGATGGCGTGAACATCGACGCTCCGTTCGGCCGCTGTATGCTTACCATCCCGCAGCACGACTACCAGCGCTTGATGAAAGCGTACCCCGCCCTTAACTCGCACGACACGGTAGAGCAGACAAAAGCCTGGAAGCGGTTTCTCCGCTCTCCCGAGTCGGAGGCTTACAGGAACTACTGATGGCGAAGCATCAAAACAAAGCACCGGGATTCAAACCACAGCGCGGCAGTACGTTGATTCGTGCGCGTGGTGTTCAGGTTGGCGTGGTAACTAACGGCATCACCGTGCAGCCCATCGCAAGGGTTCACCCGCACAATGCCAATCGGAGGTTCATCATCGGCAATCGGTTTGTCAAGAAGTCTGACGTATGAGCCAGATACTTGACCGGCAGACTCTGATTACGGAGTTCGAGGCTTACATCAAGCGGTCGTTTAACGTGAGCCGGCAGGATACGTTCATTCAGTTGACCGAGCTGCGCATACAGAGGGATCTACGGCCGCGGGAGAGCGTGGTCAAGGCCACCATTGTCCCAACCTCGAACCTGGTAGACCTCCCGGCAGATTTCATCGACATACGGGAGTTGTCTGCAAAGAACGGCAACCGGGTTGTCGTACTGAGTAGTGTCGGTCGGCACAGACTCTCCTTGGCAACTTCACAGACCGGCTTCCCGGTTGTTTACTCCATCATCGGCAACCAGATCGAGGTAGGCCCGATCACCATACCGGCTGACTTTACCCTGTGGTACTGGCAGAAGTTCCCGTCACTGGTCAATGCGACTGACACCAATGTTCTAATAACGACCTATCCGTATGTGTGGCTCTACGCGATGCTGGTGGAGGGTGCTGTCTACATTCAGGACGACACTATGCGAGGTATCGCAGTCGAGACTTATGTAAACGAGGTGAAGCGTGTCAACCAAAGAGAAGCACAAGGAAGATTCGGAGAATCCCCTGTCATCGGAGTCGGGTGACGGATCATGGCTCTCGACAATGCAGAGTTCATTAGCGAGCTTTCAGTCGTTGACCCGCCAGGTACAGACCCTCTTAACCAGGGTGACGACCATATTCGGACAACTAAGAAAGCTGTCCAGCAGTCTTTCCCTAATGTTGGGTCAGCCGTACCGCAAACTGGCGCTCAAATGGCGCAAATGGCGATCAAAAACGAAGCCAACACTTTCACGCAAATAAATACCTTCTCGAACTCGATCAGAGCGTTCAACGGCACGACGCTCCTACCGTCCTATTCGTTTACGACTGACCCTTCAATGGGTATTTACTTCGCGGGGGTGAACCTGCTCGGCATCGCCATCGCGGGCATCACCCGGCAAACCGTAACTCCAAACGGGATCAGCGTCACCGGGGAAGTTTCAACGGCAGACGGGGTAGCAGGAACGCCCGCGTATAACTTTACCAGCGAGGCCGGAATGGGAATGTTCCGGGAGTCTGCTGGCAGGCTCGGGTTTGCTGTTGGCGGTACGCGCCGGATGTTTATCGAAGCTGGCACGATGCGGGTTAGCGTTTTCTTGGATGCGACGGCTTCAATCCAATTTGCAGGAACAATACGCGGCTCGGACGGCAGCGAGACATTGCCGGGGTATG